CCAGCGTCGTCCCCGCCCCCGCGCCCTGGCTTTGCGACACCGCCGCCTTGTTGCGGCTGTTCCACGATTTCACCGTCACCGCGCCGGGCAACACATTGATCACATCAAACGTGAGCGCCGAAAAATTCGCAGGCGTCACCAGCATCGGCGCATCCTGCGGCCAGGGGCCGAAATTCAGCGCCTCGCCACTCACCCAGGCAGCAAACCCCTCCGCCTGCGCCAGCTGCACCAGCAGGCCCCATTCCGTGGTGCTGCGCGCATGCAGGGCGAGCGCGTTACGCGCATGGTCCAGCTCATAATACTGGCCCACCGGCGTCGAGGTCGCGGTCACATTCGCCGCCAACCCGTGCCGCCCCGCCAGCGTTTCCGCAATCTCGCTCGCCGTCTGGTTCGCAAAAGTTTCGGCTATTTCGGCATCAATCAGCCGCGCCGCGAGATCCCGCCCCGCCAGCACCACCTCATTCCGCGCCACATCAAGCCGCACATGATCCAGTTGCCCGACCAGAAGCGGCTCAAAGCCAACGCCATCCGCCGCCACCTCCAGCGTCACATCCTGCTTGCCCAGCGCGGCGAAATAGCCAATCTGCCCCGCCAGCGCGCAGATCACGCTGAATCGATCCGCCGCGAAATAGCCCACCGACTCCACTTCCGCCGCCACCACGCCCGCCACCGGCACCCCGCCAATGCTAAGCCGCACAAGCGGCGTTTCAGCTGACAACGCCACCTCCCGCCGCCGAATCGACAGGTGGAATCACCAGCGTCATCACCCCGCTTAACACCGGGTCAGACAATTGATTCGCCTGCGCGATCCTGATCCACTGCGTCGCGTCATTCAGATATTCCGCCGCCAGCGCGAATAAATTGCCGCCAGCCACCACCACGATCCTATTCGTCATGCCGCTGCCATTCCCAAATTCACCGCCGCCCGGTTGACATAGCCGCGCAGAGCCGCCGCTGCCGCGAGCTGCGCCGCCCCGCTACTCATCCCGTTAATAACGCTAACAGCCGCGCCGGCATCGCTTGTGAGGTCCAATGCCCCGGCGCCGCCACTCACCACGGCGCCGGCATTGCTCATCACGCTTTCCACCGCCGCCTGCGCCGCCGCATATCCGATCACACTCCCCGTCCCCAGCCCCAGGAGCGACACACCAGCCTGCGCCGCCAGCCCGCCCGCCGCGCCCAGATCCGCCGCCACCAGCGCCGCCACCGGCGCCACCACCGCGCTCATCACGTCGTTAACAACAACGCAGACAATCTCAAACGGAATCAAATTCGGCTTACGGTATTCGGCGGCAAAACGCTGTACGATCACCTGATACGCGAAACTGTCCCACACCAGCGGCAGCGTCGCCCCCGCCGCCCGCGCCGCGTCCAGCAGCTGCGCCCGCGCCGCCGCATCAGCCCCCGAGAAGATGCCGGAGAATGTAATCACCCCCTCATCCACACCCAGCGCCTGCACCGCCCGGCCTCCGCCGAGCAGCTCCTGCACCGCCACTCTCTGCCGCCCGCCAAAGCTGATCGCCTCTGGCACCTCCATGTCGCGGAAGGCGACACCGCCCAGCGTCAAAGTCACCTTGCTCATCGCGTCACCTTCTCTTCCGCCTCAGCCTTCGCTCCAGCGCAGGCTCTGCCAGTCGAAATTCAAACCAACCATGGTGCCGAACACCACCACATGCGCAATGCGCTCTGCGTCATCGAGGCCGAACGCCACCTCATACGGCACCCCGCAACTGACAAGATACAGACAATCCACCAGCCCGGGGTGCCGGCTCAGTTTCCCGCTTCGGCCACCACATCGCACCCGGCTTCGGCGGTGAGATACGCGCCCACCGCCTCCACACCGTCCTCGCCAAGCCGTTCCAGCGCCGCCTCAATCCCCGCCTCATTGGCCGGAAACGGCGCTGGAACATCATCAATCATGGAAACGCTGGCAGCGAGTTTCGCGAAGCCATAATAGGCCCGGTTCTCAGAAAGCTCCGGCCCCAGCGCCTTGAACAAGCGCAGCTGGTCCACGATGCCGACCCGCCGAAGCCCGATCCGTCGCCCCGCCTTATCCGTAACCACCTCGCCCATCACACCCGCTTCCGGCTGGAGGCGAAGAAATCGAGCTTCTGCGTCACCGCCGCGTCACCGCGATACGCCCCCGCCGAGGTCAGCTTGAACACCACGCCGCTGAACTGATAAGTCGATACCGACCCGTCAGTTTCATTAACATACTGATACAGCGTACCGCCCTGGATGCTCTGCCCGGCGAGATAAGCCTGCTCGATCTGTGCGATGAAATCATCCACCGCCGACGACCCTCGGTCCAAACTGAAACTTCCGCTCCAGCCCTTCGGCAGTTCCGCGCCGAGCTGCACGCCATCCAGCCGATCCACCCTCACCGTGGCGGTCATCTGCTGTGCTTCAAACCCGGTCACATGCGCCAGATCCACCCGCCCAAACGGTCCCATCACCACAAGCTGGCAATCGCTGCCAACCGTGAATGTATTATACGGCATCTTTCTGCATCCTCACTCAGTTGGTGGTGGAAACGGTCTGCACACTCACCTGCACCGTCTGCCCGCCCTGCACATTCACGATGAATTTCTCATTGATCGCCTGATAGCGCACCTGCACATCCGCCTGCACATAGCCCAGCCCCGTGCGGCTCACCGGATTATTGCTGGCATCGCACACCACGGCAAAAGGCAGGCTGCCATCCGCGCTGCCCAGCAGCCCCTGCGCGAGCAATCCATTCAAAAATGCCAAGAGCGTACCCCGTATATTCTGGAACAGCGTGGCGTTCACCACCCGCCCCACATACTGCCCCATACCGGCCGACAGCGTCGCGGCGATGTAATTGGTCAGGCGCGTATAATTATCACCATTAACGGCCGCGTTCGACGACGAATTATGCCCGCCGCGCACCCCCCAATACACGCCGCCCGGCTGCGGATTGGCGGTCACATCGATCCCCGCCCCCAGCAGCACGGCCAGATCCGCGCTCGCATAAGTCGTCGCCGTGCCGCCGCCCGGCTGGCCCGATTTCTGCGTCCCGATCACGCCATAAAGCGGCTTGTTCAGCGAGGATTGTTCCGGCGAGAGATTCGCCAGCCGCCCCGCCACAAACCCTTGCGGCGACACCAGCCGCGTCATCGCGTTGGCCTGGTCAAACCAATATACCCAATCGCCAAACATCAGCTTCGCGGCATAGCTGTCGATCCCCGCTTGCGCTTTCACCTTCACCGCGTTGGCGATGGTATCACCCGCCGGCCCGGTCAGGATCATATACACGCTCTCCGACAAGCCGAATTGCGTCTGCACACTCCACTGCGTCGGATCATCCGCATCCGCCAGCAGCGCAAGTGCACAACCCTGCCCGCGCAGCGCATACATGCCCGCGCGCGGCAGCGCATCGCTACCGACTAGCATGGCGGCATTCACCCCCGTCGCGCCATCCAGGCCCGGATTCCCGGAAGAGAACAGAAACACCCCGGCCACCGGCGCGGCAGTGCCACCCAACCCGCCCGCCACCACCAGCTGCGACGGCCCGCGCAGCGCGCCATTGCCATTGTTCACGGCGTTGGCGAGATTAGTCCAAAACGCAAGACCAGTCCCGGTGATATTGTCAAAAATCTCGGGGCTCAACCCAGGCATGGCGACGGTCAGCCGCCAGCTATTCGCCGCCGATCCCGGCGAAAAGGTCAGGCTCAACTGGTTGCCAAGGCTGCCCGTATACATGGCGGTAAACGTGATCGCGCCCAGCACGCCCAGCGACGCCGCGGTATCCGTCCCATCCGTCACGCGCACGCACCGGAAATTCGCCGCCCCCTGCTGCACGGCGGTCGCCACCTGCGTGCCCATGTCATATTTGCGCGCCATCACCGGACCGAAGCTCGCGGCATAATCGCTCATGCTGCCGATAATCGTCGGCTCACCCACCGGCCCCCAGCTCGCGGTGCCCACCACACCCATCACATCCGTCGGCACACCATTCAGCAACAAAGATTGCGGCGGCACGATCTGCACATAAAGGTCGGGAACAATCAGCGCGGTGGTATTCAGCGCGCCCTGCTGCACAATCGGCATGGCTCAGCCCTCCTTCGCCATCACACGCACGACATAACTGGCCTCATCCCCCGCCAGAATCGTCTTCACCGCCGCCGCATCGGTAATCAGCTCACCCCGCTGATGCCCGGCAAAGGGCTTCAGCACCACCAAATGAAATGTCATGTTTTCCCTCAACTCTGAAAATTGCCGAGCACAACCGCATCCGCGCTCGCCGTCACCGTGCCGAACAGCATCGCCGGCGCCATCTGCGCCAGCGTGGTCGGATACTCCACCGCATAGATCACCTCGCGCCGGAACAGGCTGGTCTCCGCCCCGCCATCCTGCGTCGCCGTCCCCGCGAAATTCATATGCCCAAACGAGCCATCGGCCAGCGGAATGAATTTCAGCGCACCCAGCGCTTCATCAATCACCGGCGCCACGGCATCGCGCATCACAGGATCGGCGCACCACATGGTCACGCCAAACTCCTGCACTTGCCGCCTGATCTCCTGCAACGCCCCCGCCCCGGCCACGACACGCGCGTCAAAACGCCGCGCCGCCGGCACACTCAATCCGGCTCCGGCATAATTCACGATCCACCCCGCCGCCCGGATCAGCGCCGCCAGATTGCTCGCCACCGTCGCCGGGCTGTCGCTGGCCTGCACGGCGTAGGCAAAACTCTGCTCATCCACGAGCACACCCGCGAGCTGCCCCACGGCGCACACGCCCACGAAGCTGGCGCTCACACCCTGCACGGTCACGCCCAGCACCTGCGCCACCGGCTTCACCTCCCGCCACTGGCGCGGATACCGCGTCACATTCCGCACCACCCCCGCCGCCGGCGCAATCGAAACATGCACGATTCCGTCTCCAAGATCCGCCTCCAGCGCGGGCACATTGGGGTAACCCCGATACACCTTGCACACCGCCCCCACCGCGCTCAGCGCCGCCGTGCCGTTTGGATACAGCGCATTGGCGATCAGCGCCGCCAGCGCATTTTCCACATCCGCCTGATCCGCCATCAGCTCACCGCCTGCACCAGAGACAACCGCCACACCGCGCCCACGCGCTCCACCGCCGTCAGCACGAAGCGCCCGCTCCGCTCATCCACCAGCACATCGTCAACGCCCGGCTGCACGCCTTCAACAACCGGCAGCAGGGCGATGAAGCCCGGCAGCCGCGCATCATCCGGCAGCCCCGCCTTGGCCCGCTCCGCGCCGCCCCCGGCCAGCACGCTCGCCGGAAACCCCCGCACCAGCACGGCCTCGGTCGCCCGCACCGCCGCGCCATACGGGTTCAACCCCGCCAGCACCGGCGCCGCGGGCCGCGCCAGTGTCACCACCGCATTGGTCATCACCACCAGCACCGGCTTCGGCGGCTCGAT